ATGCTGGAGACAATGGGCTGGGTGCAGTGGCTCGAGGTCGAGCAGCGCCATCTCGTGTGGATGCGGGCCAAGCGCTACGGCTGGAGGGACATCACGATTCGCTTTGCCTGCGACCGGACGACGGCGTGGCGGCGTTGGCAGAGGGCAATGGAGATCGTGGCCGCGAACCTCAACAGCGAAGGCGTGCGGTTGCCTTCCAAAAACGTGGGCAATTTAGGGTAACGCTTGCCGCGCTTGTCCCTGCTTTGCCTTGCTTGTCCGTTTCGAGGCCCGCCAGCCCTGCAACAAAACAGCCCGGTCGGGGGTAGTATTTCGGCTATCTTCTGGACAGCGGTGACGGTTGAGGCGATGGGCCCAGGCAAAAGGGGTCCTTCCTTCCCAAATCGCAATGCGGGGGGCGCGAGCGCGGCATTCGCCTAGCGTCCGACTGCAAACCAAGGTTTGCAGGGTTTGCAGTTTGCACCCGCACCAGTCCGCACCCATCACGAGCCCGCCCACGGTTTCCGTCGGCGGGTTTTCTTTTTGAGGAACCGATTCTGAACACGCTCAACGTCGAGTACCGCAAGGTCGAGGCGCTGATCCCCTACGCCCGCAATCCACGCACGCACACTGACGAGCAGGTGGCCAAGATCGCCGCCAGCATCGTCGAGTACGGCTGGACGAATCCGGTGCTGGTGGACGGCGACAACGGGATCATTGCAGGCCACGGTCGACTGGCCGCCGCGCGCAAGCTCGGGCTGGATCAGGTGCCGGTCATAGAACTGGCGCACCTCTCGCCCACGCAGAAGCGTGCCTACGTCATCTCTGACAACCGGCTGGCGCTCGACGCCGGTTGGAACGAGGAGGTGCTGGCGCTGGAGATGGCCGAGCTGTCCGAGGCCGGGTACGAACTTGCGTTGACCGGTTTCGAGGATGCCGAGATCGAGGCCTTGCTCGCCGACGAGGTGGACGCCGATGACGCCGACCAGGAGGCAGATGCCGACGAGCCGGACGCTGCTGATGATGTGCCGGATGCCCCTGTGGTGCTGGTGTCTCGCACCGGCGATGTCTGGGCCATCGGCTCCCACCGTCTGATCTGTGGCGATGCCACCGACCCGACGGCAGTCGCCACGCTGATGCAGGGTGATGCGGCCCGGCTGTGCTTCACCTCACCGCCTTACGGCAACCAGCGTGACTACACCAGCGGCGGTGTCAAGGATTGGGATGGCCTGATGCGCGGCGTGTTTGCCAACGTGCCAACGGCCGGCGACGGCCAGGTGCTGGTCAACCTCGGGTTGATCCACCGCGACAACGAAGTCATCCCGTATTGGGATGCGTGGCTTGGCTGGATGCGCACGCAGGGTTGGCGGCGCTTCGCGTGGTACGTCTGGGATCAAGGGCCGGGGATGCCCGGCGACTGGGCCGGTCGCTTCGCCCCAAGTTTCGAGTTCGTCTTCCACTTCAACCGCGCCAGCCGCAAGCCCAACAAGATCGTGCCCTGCAAACACGCGGGGCAGGAGTCGCACCTGCGCGCCGACGGGTCGTCCACGGCCATGCGCGGCAAAGACGGCGAAGTCGGCGGCTGGACGCACAAGGGCCAGCCGACACAGGACACCCGGATTCCCGACTCGGTGATCCGCGTGATGCGCCACAAGGGCAAGATCGGTCAGGACATCGACCACCCGGCCGTGTTCCCGGTGGCGCTGCCGGAGTTCGTGATCGAGGCCTACTCGGACACCGGCGACGTTGTGTTCGAGCCCTTCGGCGGCAGTGGCACCACGATGCTGGCCGCGCAGCGCACCGGTCGTGTGTGTCGCAGCGTGGAGATCGCGCCGGAGTACGTGGATGTCGCCATCAAGCGCTTCCAGCAGAACCACCCCGGCGTGCCCGTGACGCTGTTGGCAACAGGTCAGTCCTTCGACGAGGTGGTCAATGAACGTCTGGCCACCACGGAGGTAGAGCAATGACCGCTTCCTGGTTTGCCGACAAGATCGAGCAGTGGCCGACCGCCAAGCTGCTGCCCTATGCCCGCAACGCGCGCACCCATTCGGACGATCAGGTGGCGCAGATCGCTGCCTCGATTGCCGAGTTCGGATTCACCAACCCGATCCTTGCCGGTAGCGACGGTGTGATCGTCGCCGGTCACGGACGGCTTGCCGCTGCGCAGAAGCTTGGGCTGGCGGTGGTGCCAGTCGTGGTTCTCGACCACCTGACCCCGACGCAGCGCCGGGCCTTGGTGATCGCGGACAACCGCATCGCCGAGAACGCAGGCTGGGATGACGCGATGCTGCGCATCGAGATCGCGTCCCTCCAGGATGACGACTTTGACGTGTCGCTGACCGGCTTCGATGCCGATGCGCTGGCCGAATTGATGGCGGGCGACGAGCCGGATGGCGAAGGCGAAACCGATGACGATGCGGTGCCCGACGTGTCAGAGACACCCGTCTCGCGCCCGGGCGACATCTGGTTGCTGGGCGGCCACCGTCTGCTGTGTGGCGACTCCACCGTGGCTGAGAGCTACGACCGGGTTCTCGATGGCGAGCCGGTGGATATGGTATTCACCGACCCGCCGTACAACGTGAACTACGCCAACAGCGCCAAGGACAAGATGCGCGGCAAGGATCGCGCGATCCTGAACGACAACCTCGGCGACGGCTTCTACGACTTCCTGCTGGCGGCGCTGACGCCGACCATCGGGAACTGCCGGGGCGGCATCTACGTGGCGATGTCGTCCAGCGAACTGGATGTGCTGCAGGCAGCGTTCCGTGCCGCCGGTGGAAAGTGGTCGACTTTCATCATCTGGGCCAAGAACACCTTCACGCTGGGCCGGGCCGACTACCAGCGCCAGTACGAGCCAATCCTGTACGGATGGCCCGAGGGCGCGCAACGTCACTGGTGCGGCGACCGCGACCAGGGCGACGTATGGAACATCAAGAAGCCGCAGAAGAACGACCTGCATCCGACGATGAAGCCGGTGGAGTTGGTCGAGCGCGCCATTCGCAATTCGAGCCGCCCCGGCAACGTGGTGCTCGATCCCTTCGGTGGTTCCGGCACAACACTGATCGCCGCCGAAAAGACAGGGCGGCTGGCGCGGCTGATCGAACTCGATCCCAAGTACGCGGACGTGATCGTGCGCCGCTGGCAGGAATGGACTGGCAAGCAAGCCACCCGTGAGTCGGATGGCGCGCTGTTCGAAGATCAGGCGGCGAGCGACTCCTCGGCGATCTCGCAGTGAATCACAAAGCCCGTCAGGTAAGGCAGGCCGCGCGGGATGCCGTACTGCTTGCTGGTCTGGCGGCCAATCGTCCAGCCCATCCACTGTTGGGTGGCGGCGTTGATCGCGTCCGCCAGGGTCTGGCCCCGGTACAGCCCGTTTTGCACATCGTCCGCAAAGTGGCGTCCGTGGCGGCTGTCGAGGAAGGTCCGGACTGATTCGAGGGGCTGGCTGGTGGCGTCCGAGATGGCGGTCATCGCCAGGGGCCACGCGATGCTGGCGTGTTCGTTCATCGTGCCCCAAAAGCCCCAGGCTTCGTTCTGGGTGGCGGGGATCTGTTGGTTGGTGTTCATCTCTGGCTCCTTGGGGTTGATCGTTGCGACACCTGTAGTAACGCGCTGTTCGATTGAGAAGCCAAGCTGTTCTTGGCTTCTTTCTCAATCTATTTCGATCACCCAAGACGGGCCACGTACCGGGCGTAGTCGTCGCCCTCTGGATTCACGTAGAGGTAGGGGCGACCCGGTGCAGTGACCTCGACGCAAAGATAGCCGTCGCCGGTGCCGCCACCTTTGCCACGCAGCCAGTCGCGCGATACCAACAGGCTGCGGGCAAAGGCATCGAACTCGTCGACGGTCAGTTCCTTGGTCTCGGTGACGTAGACCTTGGTCTGACCCAGGCCGCCAACTTCGTCCAAGTCGGAAGGCTTGCGGGCAAACGGCAATCGGACGCTCAACTCCTCGACCTGCAAGGTGGTGTCACCAAGCTGCAGGGTGCGAGGCGTGCGTTCGATGGTGATGGTCATGGTGCTCATGGATGTTCTCCTGGGTGTTGGCGTTGCGATCAGGCTTCTGCGGCGATCCGGTAGACCCGCTCGCTGCCCTGGGCCTTGTCCGAGACGATGGTCAGTCCGAGCTTCTTCTTGAAGGCTCCGGCAAAAGTGCCGCGCACCGTGTGCGCCTGCCAGCCGGTGGTCTCGCAGATCTGCTGCACCGTTGCCCCTTTGGGGCGCTGCAGCATCTGGATCACGGTGGCCTGCTTGCTGTTCTCGCGGGTGCGAGGTTTGGCGACCGCCTTTTCTTGCGCCCACGTGGCCTCGGCTGCCCTCACGGCTGCGTCGAGTTCGGAGTCGGCGGTCACTGGCGCAGGCGCAGGCCGGGAGCGCCCCATCGCGTCGTAGCCCTCGGCGGCAACGAACCAGTGGGTGCCGTCGGAGGTGATCAGCGCGCGGTTGAAAAGGCCGTCGAGCACCTTCTTGCGTGCCCCGCCTTTGATGTTGTCGGGGAACCAGTCGATCTTGCCGCCAGTGTGTTCGAGGGCGTAGGCCAGGATCGCGTGCTGGGCCGGGGTCAGTTGGGTGGTGGTCATTTGCTTCTCCTTCAGAGGGGTTGATGGGGTGACGTGATGAACGCGCTGTTCGGGAGTGAAGCCAAGCGCTTTCTGCTTGGCTTCGACGGTTCTTGATCAGTTGTTGGCCTTGTCCGACTTCGCCGCCTTGCGGCCCTGTTCGACGCCTGCGTTGAACGCGGCTTCAAGGGCGTCGCGCAGGCACCAGACCGCCACGTCGTGGAAGTCGAGCCTGTCCGACTTGCGGGTTTCCAGGGTTTCGATGCCCAGCTTGCTTTGCGCGATCTGGGTCAGGAGTTGTTCGAGCTTGCTCATTGCTGCGTCCTTTGATGGTGTTGATGACGTCCGTATGAACGCGCTGTTTCAGAGAGAAGCCAAGCTCATTTCGAGTGAATGACGAACAAATGATTGAAGGGGTAACCGGTTCTCAAAATGGGCATTTCGATTCGCGCTTACGCCCGTCACCGTGGTGTGACCGACACCGCTGTTCACAAGGCAATTCGCGCAGGTCGGATCACGCCGGAGGCTGACGGCACCATTGATGCCGACCGTGCTGACCGTGAGTGGGCTCGCAACTCCGATGTGCCGAAGACCGGTACGCGGTCCAAGGCCGCAAAGGTCGCCGTGCCGGAGGGTGGTGGCGACGGGCCTGCAGCTCTACCTGCTGGCGGTGCGTCGCTGCTTCAGGCGCGCACGGTCAACGAGGTGGTCAAGGCGCAGACCAACAAGGTGCGTCTGGCCCGACTGAAGGGCGAGTTGGTGGATCGGCCGCAGGCCATCGCCCACGTTTTCAAGCTGGCGCGCTCCGAGCGCGATGCGTGGCTGAACTGGCCAGCGCGCATCTCGGCGCAGATGGCGGCCAAGCTCAATATCGATCCGCACACGATGCACGTCGCCCTGGAGGCGGCGGTACGTGAGCACCTGCAGGAACTGGGCGAACTGCGGCCCCGGGTGGACTGATGCTGGATGTTGAATACGAAGGCGCTGCCGAAATCGAGCGCGCGTGGCGCGAGGGGCTGACACCTGACCCTCTGCTCTCGGTGTCCGAATGGTCGGATCGCCACAGGATGCTGTCCAGCAAGGCCTCGGCCGAGCCGGGGCGCTGGCGTACCAGCCGCACGCCTTACCTGAAGGCCATCATGGACTGCCTGTCGCCGACTTCGCCAGTCGAGCGCGTGGTGTTCATGAAAGCCGCACAGCTCGGTGCGACCGAGATGGGCTCGAACTGGATCGGCTACGTGATTCACCACGCGCCAGGGCCGATGATGGCGGTGTGGCCGACGGTGGATATGGCCAAGCGCAATTCCAAGCAGCGGATCGATCCGTTGATCGAGGAGTCGGCGGCGCTGAGCGAACTGATCTCGCCAGCACGGTCACGCGACTCGGGCAACACCATCCTGGCCAAGGAGTTCCGGGGTGGCGTCCTGGTGATGACCGGGGCCAACAGCGCGGTCGGACTGCGCTCGATGCCGGTGCGGTATCTGTTCCTCGACGAGGTCGACGGCTATCCGCTGGACGTCGAGGGTGAAGGCGATGCGATCTCGCTGGCCGAAGCGCGCACGCGAACTTTCGCTCGGCGCAAGATCTTCATCGTGTCGACGCCGACGATCTCGGGGGCGTCGGCCATTGAGCGCGAGTACGAAGCCAGTGACCAGCGCCGCTACTTCGTGCCGTGCCCACATTGCTCGCATCGCCAGTGGCTGCGCTTCGAGCAGTTGCGATGGGAGAAGGGTCAACCGGACACGGCTGCGTACATCTGCGAATCGTGCGACGAGTCGATTGCCGAGCACCACAAGACCTGGATGCTGGAGCACGGCGAGTGGCGCGCGATGATCAGCGACGGCACGGGCAAGACAGCGGGGTTTCACCTGTCGTCGCTTTACAGCCCGGTCGGTTGGCGCGGTTGGCGCGACATTGCCGCCGCCTGGGAAAGCTCTGTCAACAAGGAATCGGGGTCGGCGGCTGCCATCAAGACCTTCAAGAACACCGAGCTGGGTGAGACCTGGGTCGAGGAAGGCGAAGCGCCCGACTGGCAACGGCTGGTCGAGCGCCGCGAGGACTACCGGGTCGGTACGGTGCCGCCCGGTGGACTGCTCCTGGTGGGCGCTGCCGACGTGCAGAAGGATCGCATCGAGGCGTCCATCTGGGCTTTCGGGCGTGGCAAGGAGTCCTGGCTGGTCGAACACCGCGTGCTGATGGGCGACACCGCCCGCGATACGGTGTGGAAGCGACTCGCCGAGTTGCTTGCGGAAAACTGGACGCACGCCTCGGGTGCGGCGATGCCGCTGGCCCGTTTCGCCCTGGACACCGGCTTTGCGACGCAGGAGGCCTACGCCTTCGTGCGTGGCTGCCGTGACCCGCGCGTGATGCCGGTCAAGGGGGTGTCGCGCGGCGCGGCCCTGATCGGCACGCCGACGGCCATCGATGTTTCACAGGGCGGCAAGAAGCTGCGCCGGGGCATCAAGGTGTTCACGGTGGCGGTCGGCATCGCCAAGCTGGAGTTCTACAACAACCTGCGCAAGGGCGCGGACGTCAGCGAGGACGGCGTGACCACCGTCTACCCGACGGGGTTCGTTCACCTGCCCAAGATCGACGCGGAGTTCATCCAGCAGCTCTGCGCCGAACAGTTGATTACCCGCCGCGACCGCAACGGCTTCCCGGTGCGCGAATGGCAAAAGATGCGCGAGCGCAATGAAGCGCTCGACTGCTACGTGTACGCCCGCGCGGCCGCATCGGCGGCTGGGCTGGATCGCTTCGAGGAACGCCACTGGCGCGAACTGGAGCGCCAACTCGGGATGGAACGGCCACCGGATGAGCCGCCCCCGATTCAAGCATTCGACCCAGACGAGGCCACCCAACGCGGTGGCCTCTCTGTTTCTGCAACCCCACCACGGCGGCGCGTCATCAAGAGCCGCTGGTTGTCCTGATTTTCAAAGGAGTTTTCATGAGTCTTGCCACCCGTATCGAGAGCCTGGTCATCCGGGTTGCCCAGGAGTTCAACGACGTCCGCGCGACGGAGGGCAGTCTGGCCAGCCTGTCCACCAACGACAAGTCGAGTCTGGTCGCCGCCATCAACGAGCTCAAGGCAGCGGTTCTGTCCGCGATGGCCATCGATGACAACCAGATCGCCACCACCAGCACCTACTCGTCTAACAAGATCGTGTCGCTGCTGGACGCGCTCAAGACCGACATCCTGGGCGGAGCCGATGCTGCCTACGACACCCTGGTGGAAATCCAGCAGGCGCTGCAGAGCGGTACCAGCGGCCTGGACGCGATTCTGGCTGCGGTCAATCTCCGTGTCCGCTTCGATGCGGCGCAGACCCTGACCGTGGCCGAGCAACTGCAAGCACGTACCAACATTGGTGCGGTCGCTGTCAGTGATGTCGGCAACACCGACACCGATTTCGTCGTGATCTTTGACGGCGCGCTGGCCTGATGAGTCTTGCGTCCAGCATCGCCGCCTTGGCGGCGCGCATCGGCTTCGAGGTCAAGACCAAGATCGACGCCACGCATCCCGGCATTGCCCGGGTGTGGGTCAGCTTCGGCTACGTGGGCGGTCAGGTCGTGATCGCCAGCGCGCACAACGTCGCCAGCGTGGTGCGCACGGCGGCGGGCCGGTACCGCGTGCATTTCGCGGTAGCGATGCCGGATGCGAATTACTGCTGGACGGCGCTCGCTCGCAGCAGCACCAACACCGGCCAGCAGCGCGTGGCCCTGGTGCGTGCCAGCTCCGACCTCAAGACCGCGCAGTACGTCGACGTCTCGTGTGCGACGGCCGCGTCGTCGTTTGACGATTCCTCTGAAATCAACCTCGTGGTGTACCGCTGATGGCCTACACAGAAGCCCAACTCCAGGCATTGGAGACCGCGCTCGCCAAGGGCGAACACCGCGTCAGCTTCGGCGACAAGACCGTCGAGTACCGCTCGGTCGATGAACTGAAAGCCGCGATCCGCGAGGTCAAGCGCGGCATCCTGGAACAGGCAGCCGCCACTGGGCTGTGGCCGGGTGCGCCGCGCCAGATCCGGGTCACGACCTCGAAGGGTTTCTGATGGCCTGGTATTCGAAGATCCGAAGCCTGTTCGGCCAGCAACCCGTCCACGAAGCGGCTGGCCGTGGTCGCCGCTCGTTGGCTTGGATGCCCGGCAACCCGGGCGCGGTCGCCGCGATGTTGGCGACCAACACCGAACTGCGCATCAAGAGCCGCGACCTCGTGCGCCGCAATGCCTGGGCGCAGGCCGGGATCGAGGCCTTCGTGTCCAACGCGGTCGGCACCGGCATCAAGCCGCAGAGTCTGGCAGCAGACGAGCGTTTCAAGACCGACGTGCAGGCGCTGTGGCGTGACTGGACGGAGGAAGCCGACGCTGCAGGTCAGACCGACTTCTATGGCCTGCAGGCACTGGCCTGCCGCGCGATGCTCGAAGGCGGTGAATGCCTGATCCGGCTGCGCCCGCGTCGCCCGGAGGACGGACTGGTTGTTCCTCTGCAGCTTCAGTTGCTGGAGCCCGAGCATCTGCCGATCAGCCTCAACCTCGATCTGCCTTCGGGCAACGTGGTGCGCTCTGGCATCGAATTCGACAGCCTCGGGCGGCGCGTCGCTTACCACCTGTACCGCTCGCACCCCGAAGACGGTCGGCTGGCTCCGATGTCGGGCCAGGGCGGGATGGACACGGTGCGCATCGATGCGAAGGAAGTCATCCACCTGTTCCGCGTGCTGCGTCCCGGCCAGATCCGGGGCGAGCCGTGGTTGTCGCGGGCCCTGGTCAAGCTCAACGAACTCGACCAGTACGACGACGCCGAACTGGTGCGCAAGAAGACCGCCGCGATGTTCGCCGGGTTCGTGACCCGGCAGAACCCGGAGGACAACCTGATGGGCGAAGGCGCTGCCGATGGCGATGGCATCGCGCTGGCCGGTCTGGAGCCGGGCACCTTGCAGATATTGGAGCCCGGCGAGGACATCAAGTTTTCTGACCCAGCCGACGTCGGTGGTTCGTATGGCGAGTTCCTGCGCACGCAGTTCCGCGCGGTCGCCGCTGCCATCGGCGTCACCTACGAGCAGTTGACCGGCGACCTCACAGGCGTGAACTACTCGTCCATTCGCGCCGGGATGCTCGAGTTCCGGCGTCGCTGCGAGATGGTGCAGCACGGTGTGCTCGTGCATCAGATGTGCCGTCCGGTGTGGGCCGCGTGGATGAAGCAGGCCGTGCTCGCCGGTGCAATCGAAGCTCCCGGCTTCGCTCGTGGCGGCTCAGCCCGTCGCCGCCAGTACCTGCAGGTGAAGTGGATTCCCCAGGGCTGGCAGTGGGTCGACCCCGAGAAGGAGTTCAAGGCAATGCTGCTGGCCATCCGGGCGGGCCTGATGAGCCGCTCGGAAGCCATTTCCGCCTTTGGCTACGACGCCGAGGACGTTGACCGCGAGATCGCCGCCGACAACCAGCGCGCCGACGACCTCGGGTTGATTTTCGACTCCGACCCGCGCCGCACGTCCAAGGACGGCGGAAGCGCCGAGCCGAACAAGAACGCTGCAGACACCACGCAAACCGGCGACTCACCGTCTGCCTGAAGGATTCCCATGACCCTGTTGCCCCATTTGGCGGCACGCCTCTACGGTGTGCCGCTGGCGATCCATCGCCCCAAACTTGACGTGATCCTGGCCGTGCTCGGCCCCCGGATCGGCTTGGCTGACTTGGCTGCACCCTCGGGCTTCACGCCGCCCTTGCGTCCCGCAGCCACACAGACGACGAAGGTCGCAGTCATCCCCATCCACGGCACGCTGGTGCGACGCACTGTGGGCCTGGAAGCCGAATCCGGCTTGACCAGCTACGCAGGGCTGACCGCGCAGTTGGACGCCGCGCTGGCCAGCCCGGATGTCGCCGCCATCCTGCTCGACGTCGACTCACCGGGTGGCGAGTCGGGCGGCGTGTTCGATCTGGCCGACCGCATCCGTGCGGCTGCCCAGACGAAGCCGGTCTGGGCCGTGGCCAACGACATGGCCTTTTCAGCGGCCTACGCATTGGCGTCAGCTGCCAGCAAGGTGTTCGTCTCACGCACCGGCGGCGTCGGCTCGATTGGCGTCATTGCGATGCACGTCGACCAGTCCGAGAGGGATGCCCAGGACGGCGTTCGCTACACGGCGGTCTTTGCGGGCGACCGCAAGAACGATCTCAACCCACACGAGCCGATTTCCAGCGAAGCCCACGCCTTTCTCAAGGGCGAGGTGAATCGCGTCTACGGCCTGTTCGTCGAGACGGTGGCCCGCAACCGGGGCATCGAGGCATCTGCCGTGCGCGACACGGAGGCCGGGCTGTTCTTCGGGCAAGCCGCCGTTGCCATCGGGCTGGCCGATGCCATCGGCACCTTCGACGACGCGCTCGCCCAGCTCCTCGAATCCGTTTCCCCACACCCGAAGTTGGCGGCAAGCCACTCCGGTCTTTTTAGCAACCCCCAGATGGAGTCTTCCATGAATGATCGAACCGACCCCGCTGCTCCTGATCGGCTTGCTGCTGATCCTGCTGGCAGTCTTTCTCAACCGGCCGCCGCCACCGCCATGACCATGGCCGACGCGATTGAAGTCGCCCAGACCTGCACCCTGGCCGGGCGCACCGACCTGATCGCGGGCTTCCTCGAAGCGAAGGCATCACCCGCCAAGGTGCGCAGCCAGTTGCTGGCCACCCAGGCCGAAGCCAGTCCCGAGATCGTCAGCCGCATCGACCCGCAGTCGGCCATGTCGGCAAGTAGCACTGGCCATCCTGCCTCTCCCCACAACCCTCTGATCCAGGCCGTCAAAAGTCGCCTGGGCACCAAGTAACCCAAAAAGGAGCATCCCGTGCCCGCAATGCAAGAACCAATCAACCTCGGCGACCTCCTGAAATACGAGGCGCCCAATCTCTATTCGCGCGACCGCGTGACCGTGGCAGCTGGCCAGACCTTACCGCTGGGTACGGTGCTCGGGCAGATCACGGCGACGGGCAAGGTCAAGCAGATTGACCCGTCGGCCACCGATGGCAGCCAGTACTCCGCTGGCGTGCTGATGCAGGACGCCGATGCTGCTATCGCCGACCGCAACGACGGGCTGATGGTGGCGCGTCACGCCATCGTGTCAGACCACGCACTGCATTGGCCCACCGGCATCACGACTGCGGAGCAGCAAGCAGCGATCCAACAACTCAAAGCACTGGGCGTCCTGGTGCGTATCGGCGCCTAACGCCAAGGAGACTCAATATGCAAAACCCATTCATCAGTCCAGCATTTTCGATGGCATCAATGACTGCAGCCATCAACTTGATCCCCAACCGCTACGGACGCCTGGAGGAGTTGAATCTGTTTCCGCCCAAGCCGGTTCGAACGCGCCAGGTGATTGTCGAAGAACGCGCCGGTGTCCTGAACCTCCTTCCGACCCAGCCGCCAGGCTCTCCGGGAACAGTGAATGTGCGTGGCAAGCGAACCGTCCGGTCCTTCGTCGTTCCGCACATCCCGCACGACGACGTTGTGTTGCCCGAGGAGGTTCAAGGTCTACGCGCTTTTGGCAGCGAAACCGAAATGGAGTCGATTGCCGGAGTGCTGGCCCAACACCTCGAGACGATGCGCAACAAGCACGCCATCACCCTAGAGCACTTGCGTATGGGAGCATTGAAAGGTGAGATCCTCGACGCCGACGGCAGCCGGATCTACAACCTGTTTGACGAGTTTGGCATCGATCAACAGAGCGTGGACTTCGAAATCAGCAGCCCAACTACTGGCACTGACGTCAAGGGCAAATGCACTGATGTCTTGGGCATCATCGAAGAAGCCCTACTCGGCGAGTTCATGACGGGAGTCCACTGCTTGTGCTCTCCAGAGTTCTTCAAGGCATTGACTGGCCACAAGGATGTCAAGACTGCCTTCACGAACTGGCAGCAAGGCGCCGTCCTTATCAATGATGTTCGCCGTGGCTTCACCTTTGGCGGCATCACTTTTGAGGAGTACCGAGGCAAGGCGACAGATGTCAACAAGGCGGTGCGGCGCTTCATCGCATCTGGGGAAGCACATGCGTTCCCTCTGGGCACCATCGACACCTTCGGAACTTACTTCGCTCCGGCCGACTTCAACGAGACTGTCAACACGATGGGCCAGCCGCTTTATGCGAAGCAGGAGCCGCGTAAATTCGACAGGGGCACAGATCTGCACACGCAGGCCAACCCGCTACCGATGTGCCATCGTCCCGGGGTTCTGGTCAGGCTCGTCATGGGCGGCGGCGTATGAGTTTGGTCGCCCAGATCTATGAGTCGGCCGTGAACGCTGGGCTGCTGAGGGAGTGCCTTTGGTATCCGTCGAACGGTGCGCCATCGCAACGGCATCAGGTCGGCTTTGCCGCGCCGGATGAATCCCTCCTCGATGGTCTGACTTTGAGCACCGATTACGAGATGACCTACCCGGTCACGGCATTCGGGGGTCTTGCAGTCCGCGAAGTTGTCGAAATCGGTGGCACGTCCTTCCAGGTGCGAGACATCCGTGCCGTGGGCGACGGCTCTGAGATCCGCGCCAAGCTCACCCGGCTGTAAACCCATGGCAGATAACTCGATCCGCGAGCAGATTCTGCTGGCGGTGATGGCGGCTGTCCGTCCGGCAGTCGAAGGCCTGGGGGCTACGTTACATCGGTCGCCCTCGGTGGCCATCAGCCGCGAACTTTGCCCAGCTCTGGCGGTGTTTCCCGAGTCGGAGTCCATCGCCGAGCGCGCCAACGACCGCGTCACACGCGAACTGACCGTTCGCGTCGTGGCTCTGGCTCGGGCCGTTCCACCCGCGTCTCCCGAAACCGAGGCCGACCTCCTGCTTACCGCCGCGCACGCCGCCTTGTTTGCGGACGGCACGTTTGGTGGGTTGGCGCTGGGCATCCGTGAGCAGGAAAGCGAGTGGGAGGTCGAGGACGCCGATGCGGTGGCCGTGGCCCTCCCGGCGCGTTACCGCATCTCGTACCGGACGCTGGCCAATGACCTTTCAACCCTTGGATGACACCTATGACCCAACTTGTCCTGATGCGCCCGCACACCCACGCGGGCAAGACGTATGGCGTCGGTGACCGGATCGAGATCGACGCGACATCAGCCGACTGGCTGATCGCGCACGGCATCGCCACGCCGGAGCCGACCGTCCCAACCGCTGAACCCATCCCCGAACCCAAACCTCTCCAACGCAAGGAACCCAAGCAATGAGCACCTATGCCAGTTTTCAAGGCCGCGTCTTCCTCGGCAAGCGCGACACCGACGGCCTTCCCATCGAAGTGCGCTCGCCCGGCAACGTCGCCGAGCTGAAGCTCTCCCTCAAGACCGACGTCCTGGAGCACTACGAGAGCCAGACCGGCCAGCGCTCGCTCGATCACCGAATGGTCAAGCAGAAGTCCGCCACCGTGAACCTCACCATCGAGGAATTCACCAAGGAGAACCTTGCGCTGGCCCTGTACGGCAACCACGTCGTCGGCACGCCGGGCACGGTTACCGGCGAGCCGGTGGGCGGTGCCACGCCGATTGCGGGTGACCGCTACTTCCTGGCCCACCCGAAGGTGTCGTCCTTGGTCGTGGTGGATTCGGCTGGCACGCCCGCGACCTTGGTCTTGGGTACGAACTACACGGCTGACCCTGACTTCGGTGCCCTCCAGTTTCTGGATACCACCGGCCTCACCGCACCGTTCAAGGCCAGCTATGCCTATGGCGTGGCCACCGAGATCGGTATCTTCACGCAGGCACTGCCGGAGCGCTTCCTGCGGCTCGAAGGCATCAACACGGCCCAGGGGAATGCCAAGGTGCTGGTCGAGCTCTACCGCGTGGCCTTCGATCCGCTGAAGGAAATCTCTTTCATCTCGGACGAGTACAACAAGTTCGAGCTGGAGGGATCGCTGCTCGCAGACACCACCAAGCCCTTCGACGCGGTGCTGGGCCAGTTCGGCCGCATCGTGCAACTGTGATGGGTGCCGCCATGAGTGATCTGGACACCCTGATTCCGCAGGCGGTCGAGCTGGTGATCGACGGTGAGCCGCTGGCCATCAAACCGCTGAAGGTCGGGCAGATGCCCGGCTTTCTGCGCGCGATCTCGCCGGTGATGCAGCAGCTCACTGCCTCCAACATCGACTGGCTGGCGCTGTTCGGCGAGCGTGGTGATGACCTGTTGTCGGCCATCGCCATTGCCGTCGGCAAGCCTCGGGCGTGGGTCGACGAACTGGCCGCCGACGAGGCCATCCTGCTGGCGGCCAAGGTGATCGAGGTGAACGCCGATTTTTTTACCCGGACGGTGATTCCGAAGCTCGACGGTCTGTTCGGCCAAGTGAAGCTGCCGCCCATCGTGAAAGCGGTGGCTGGTTCGACGCCGTCCAGCACCTGATCGAGCACGGCCACCGCCTGCCGGACATCCTCGACTACACCTTGGCGCAGGTGTGCGGCTTCGTCGCAGCGACGGCGCGCACCGATGCGGCCCGCGATGCACGGCTGCTGTCCGTGATTGCCATCGGCACGCGCAGCGATGCCCGCCACCTCGACCAAACCCTCGACCGACTCACCGACAAAGCCGCCGACCGTGCCTGACGACCATGCGCATTTCCGTTCAGATCGATAGCGCCGCAGCCCAGGCGCAGTTGCGCCGCTGGGGCGTTGATTTCCGCGACAAGGTCAAGAAGGCGGTCGCACGCGCCATTGCCAGCGAGGCGACCGAACTCAAGCAGGACGTGCGCAGCCACGTTGCGAGCCAGATGGCCGTGGTCAAGAAGTCCTTCCTCAAGGGCTTTACCGCCAAGGTACTGGACAAAGACCCGAACCGACTGCCTGCGCTCTACGTGGGTTCGCGCATTCCGTGGTCGGGGATGCACGAGACCGGCGGCCAGATTGCCGGGCGGATGCTGATTCCACTGAACGGTCGGGTGGGCCGCAAGCGCTTCAAGGCGCAGGTGGCCGAGCTGATGCGCGGCGGCAATGCCTATTTCATCAAGAACGCGAAAGGAAACATCGTCCTGATGGCCGAGAACATCAAAGAGCACGACCGGCCACTGGCGGGGTTCAAGCGCCGCTACCGCAAGGCAGAGGGTATCAAGCGCCTCAAGCGCGGCGCGGACATCCCGATTGCCGTCCTGGTGCCCAAGGTCGTACTCAAGAAGCGCCTCGATGTCGAGCGGCTGGTCGCGGGTCGCATCCCGCGTTTGGCGGCGGCCGTCGAGAAACAGATCGGCACGGTGGATTGATTCATGGCCAAGCGAATATCCATCCTCGTCGCGCTCGAAGGGGCCGACGAGGGGCTCAAACGCGCCATCACGTCTGCCGAGCGCAGTCTCGGTGAGCTGTCGACCACCGCCAAGACGGCCGGGGCGAAGGCTGCCGCCGGAATGGCCGAGGTCAAGGCCGGGATGTCGGCCTTCGGCGATCAGGTGGCGACGGCCAAGACGCAGTTGCTGGCCTTCCTATCGATCAGCTGGGCGGCAGGAAAGGTGCAGGAGATAGTCCAGATCGCCGACGCCTGGAACATGATGTCGGCTCGCCTGAAGCTGGCGACGGCGGGACAGCGTGAATTCACGACCGCGCAATCGGCCCTGTTCGACATCGCACAGCGCATTGGTGTGCCGATTCAGGAAACGACCACCCTGTACGGCAAGCTCCAGCAGGCCGTGCGGATGCTGGGTGGCGAGCAGAAGGACGCGCTCACGATCACCGAGAGCATTTCGCAGGCACTGCGCCTGTCGGGTGCATCGGCCACCGAAGCGCAGTCGTCCCTGCTGCAGTTCGGGCAGGCGCTCGCCTCCGGGGTGCTGCGGGGCGAGGAATTCAACTCCGTCGTCGAGAACAGCCCCCGTCTGGCGCAGGCCCTCGCCGATGGATTGAACGTGCCCATCGGGCGGCTGCGCAAGCTGGCCGAAGAAGGCCGCCTGACTGCTGACGTGGTGGTCAACGCGCTCATGAGCCAGAAGGACAAGCTGGCCAGCGAATACGCCCAACTGCCGCAGACAGTGAGCCAGGCCTTCGAGCGCCTGCGCAATGCCTTCGGGCAGTGGATCAACCGGGTCGATGAATCGACTGGCTTGACCAAGAAGCTGGCCGAGGCGCTGACCTTTCTCGCCAACAACCTCGACACGGTGATGCAGTGGTTGAAGCGCATCGCCGAAGTCGGTCTGGCGGTGCTGATCTACCGCCTGATCCCGGCGCTGATTACGGCGTGGCAGACCGCCGGTGCGGCGGCAGTCACGGCCGCCAGTGCCACTGCGGCGGCGTGGACGACGGCGAATCTGTCGGTGTCGGCCGCCGTGGCCAGCGTCGGCTTGCTCAAGACGGCGTTCGCCGTGCTGGGTGCCTTCCTGGTCGGCTGGGAGATCGGGACTTGGCTGTCGGAGAAGTTCGAGATCGTCCGCAAGGCGGGCATCTTCATGGTCGAGATGCTGGTCAAGGCGGTTGAGCAGCTGCGCTACCGCTGGGAAGCCTTCGCCGCCATCTTCACGTCGGACACGATTGCCGATGCCACCAAGCGCCACGAGGCACGGCTTGCGGAAATGAACCAGATCTTCGCGCAGATGTATGCCGACGCGACCAAGGGTGCGGATGCGGCCAAGGGCGCGATGAATACCGCCGCGACGGCTGCCGAGGAGATCGCCAAGCGTCTGGAGGCTGTGCGCCAGGGCACGCAGGAAGCGGTCGGTCGCGGCATCGAGGCCGTCCACAGCGCTCTGGAGAAGCTGAAATCCCGCCTCGGTGAGGTCGAGCAGGCTGTCGGCAAGGCCAATCAGACGGTCAACGACGCCACTGCCAAAATGGCCGAGGCCTACAAGGGCCTGACGTCCATCGTTGAGGCCAACCTGCTGCGGCAGATCGAAGCGGTCAAGGCGCGCTACCAGCAGGAACAGTCGGCGCTGGAGACATCCAAGCAGTCCGAAGCGGCGCTGATCACCAAGTCGACGCAGTTGCTGACGGATGCCCTCACGCAGCAGACCACGTTGCGGCGGCAGTCCACGACCGACACGCTGAAACTCATTGACGATGAGTCGAAAGCCCGGATCGAGGCGGCGCGCCGCCAGGGCCAGACGGAAGAAGAACGTCGCGCCAACGTCCAGCGGGTCGAAAACGACATTCTGGCCACCAAGCGCCAGACGATGACGCAGGCGCTGGCCGAGTACCGGCAGCACATCGACGCGCTCAACGCCGAGGCCAACCGGCATCTGGCCGAGATCAAACGCATCGAGGAGGAGAAGCGCCAGCTCTCGATGACGACGGAGGAACGTGTCCGCGACATCCGTCGTCAGGGCATGACCGACTTCGAGGCCACGGAAGACCGCAAGCGTCAGATCGCCGAGTACCAGGGGAAGGCTCGCGAGGCGCTGGCCAATGGCGAGTTCGAGCAGGCCCGGCAACTGGCCCAGAAGGCGATGGATCTGGCCTCGCAGGTGGCCAGCTCGCAAACCAGCGAAGCCAAGCGCGGCGAAGACGCCCGCAAGCAGTCCGAGCAGGCGGTTTCTCAGGTCACACAGCTTGAATCGCAGTCCCGCGATGCCTACCGCAAGCAGGAATACGCGCAGGCAGAAGCCCTGATGCGCCAAGCAGACACGTTGCGCGCTGAACTGGCCCAGAAGACCAAGGATGCCGACGCACAGATCGTACAGGGCAAGGATGGCGTCAATCAAGCCATCCAGCGCATCCGCGAGTCCGAGGAGATTCTCAACAAGACCCTGGATGCCGAAGCCAAGGCGCACCAGACGGCTGCACAGGCTGCGCTGACTGCGCGCGAGCAGATTCAGCAGACCCTCACGCAGACCGAAAACCAGATCGACCAGATCACGGCCAAGCTGAAAGACGGTCTGAAGGTCACGCTGGATGCCGATACGACCCGCTTCGACAAAGCAATCGCCGACCTCGACAAAGCCATCGCCGAGAAGGAGTACCTGCTCAAGATTCAGGCCGACTTGCAGGAGGCAGAGAAGAAGCTGCAGCAGTACGAGCAGCTGCTGAAGGAAGGCAAGACCTTGCCTGTCGATGCCGACGTGTCCAAGGCCAAGGAGGCGCTGGACAAGCTCAAGACCTACGCCGACCAGAACTCGCAGTTCGAACTGAAGGTGGCGACCGAGAAGGCGCAGGCCGCGATCACCAACGTCGAGGGGATGATCAAGGCGCTGGATCGTATCCAGACCGAGTCCCGGCATCAGGTCAGCACCAACGCCGATGCGGCCCGCACCGAAATCATGAGCCTGAACGGGGCCAACACCTCGAGCACACACACGATCTACGTGCGCAAGGTGGAAGCAAACGCTACCGGCGGTTTGGTGGGCGGTGGCGTGCGCCGCTTCGCTGATGGCGGCGCTGTTGCCCCGGCCTTTCCCCGGATGAGCGGTGGCTCGGTTCCCGGCTCAGGCCACCACGACACCGTGCCGCGAACTCTGGATGCCGGTGCCTTCGTGATTCGCAAAGCTGCGGTGCAGAAGTATGGCGGCGGCGCGCTCTCGCGTCTGGCCAATGGCGTGGCACGGTTTGCTACTGGCGGCGCGGTGATGCTGGGCGGCGGCAAGCGCCCATCCGGCAATGATGTTGATGGCACGCCCAGCACACCAAAGAAGAACCGGGAGGCAGTCGAGGCGATGAAGATGATCGACCTCGGCCTGCAGGGGATGAACGAGTACACCAATTGGCTCCAGTGGAACTACGGTGCCTCGGTCAGTCTGGATATGCGCAGCAAGACGATGGATAGCTACGGCAAGCAGGCCCAGCAGGATCGGCGTGCGCTGGAGGACTTCATCAGCCGCAAGACGCTCACCGGCAACGAGCGACAGAACCTGGAGCGCATCAAGCAGACGTGGCGGCAGGCGATGGCCCAGCCGCTGCTCTGGGGCAAAGACCTGGAGCGCGAGCTGATCGATTACATGGAGCAGAACCAGGGCGAGTTCTACCGACGCGGCGGCATGGCCAAGTCCGACACCGTCCCGGCGATGCTCACGCCGGGTGAGTTTGTCGTGAACAAGGATGCCGTGTCCCGCTACGGGGCTGGCTTCTTCGAAGCAATCAACAACCTGACTGCCCCGGCGCAAGCCCTGGCCGGGCGTGCGCTTGCGGGCGTTCAGGGCTTTGCCACGGGCGGGCTGGTGCAACCCAGCGGGTCGCGGCTGGCCCGTCCAGTGTTGGCCACCGATGCCGCGCCCAGCCGCACGGTACGCGTGGAACTGTCCTCGGGACAGCAGAAGGTCAACGCCACCGTCGACGCACGAGACGAGTCTCGTCTGCTGCAACTGCTGGACGCTGCTCGCGCCCGCACTGCCTGAAGGTTTCCCGATGCAACTGACGAACCTCGAAACCGGGGTGGCTTTGCCATTGCCTGATGATTTGCTGTGGAGCGACGAGCACGCGTGGTCGCCCGCTGTGGCGACCACGTCTTACCTCATCACCGGAGCCTTGCTGATTCAGTCTGCCACCCGGCAAGCCGGTCGCCCCATCACGCTGGTGGGCGCACCCGACATGGCTTGGGTTACGCGGGCCACGGTCGAGCAACTACGGGCCTGGGCCGCGCTTCCAGTCGGCAGCGCTACCGGCCGATTCGGCCTGACCTTCGCCGATGGCCGCTCGTTCACCGTGGCATTCCGCCACGCGGAAACGGCCATCGAAGCTGAGCCCGTGCTGGGCATCCCGGCCCGTGCCGCTACTGACTTCTATCGCCTGACCCTTCGATTCCTGGAGATTTGAAATGCCGATCCAATCCGGCGACGTGAAACTGCTGAAGTCCGCCGTGATGGCGGATGTGCCCGAGGGCGGTGGCGCGCCCACGGGCAACACCATTGCCGATGGCGTCTCGAACGCCATCTTTCCTGACATCTCCGAGCTGGATCGCGCCGGGGGTCGGGTCAACCTGCGCAAGTCCTTCGTGTCAGTGCAGACCGACGACACCGACACCTACTTCGGTGCCAACGTGATCGTCGCCGAGCCGCCGCAGGATGCGCGGGTCAGCGTCACGCTGTTCAGCACCGAGAAGACATTCGACACGCGCGAGCAGGCCCAAGTCCGTATCGAGGCCTACCTCAACAAGGGCCCGGAGTGGGCTGGCTACCTGTTCGAGAACCACATCGCGGGCCAGCGCGTTATTCAGCTATTCCAGCGCACCACCGACACCGTTCCCAATGTCGGTCAGACCTTGGTCTTGATCGAGAACGAGGGCATGGGCACCCAGAAGGAGCAGTACATCCGGGCCACCTCGGTGTCCGTCGTCGAGCGCACGTTCACCTACGACGGCGACAAAGACTACAAGGCCAGCATCGTCACGGTCGACATCAGCGACGCCCTGCGCTACGACTTCACCGGCTCGCCCGCAAGTCGCACGTTCACTCGTGCCGCGAACAGCACCAAGACGCGCGACACGGTCGTGGCGGACGCCGGAACCTATGTCGGGGTGGTACCGCTGACGCAGACCGCCGCCGTCGGCGATTTCACGATCAAGGGCGCCTCGATCTACACGCAGTTGGTGCCGAGCGCGCAGACCGAGACGCCCATTTCCTTCGTTCCTCCCTACGCGGCCGCAGGACTGCCGGTGCCGGGGGCCGTCGCGGTGAGCTACACGGCCAGCCACGCCTGGACGACCAGCATCAAATTCAACCTGCCGGGTGGTTGCTTGCCGGGGTCACTGACCATCGCCACCGACGGCATCACGATCTTTGACGACGCAGGCCTGCTCAAGACCGCCAGCGGGACGGTCGGAACCATCGACTACGCCAACGGCATCTTGACCCTGAACTCGGGGACGATGTCGAACGCGAAGGCCATCACCTACACGCCCGCCGCGCAGATTCTGCGTGCTCCCCAAAGCTCGGAGATCCCGGTCACGCCCGAGTCGCGCAGCCAGTCCTACGTGGGCACGGTCAACCCGGTGCCGCAGCCCGGCACGCTGTCGATCAGCTACATGGCCCAGGGCCGCTGGTACGTGTTGTCCGACAATGGCAACGGTTCGCTCAAAGGGTTGGACGCCAGCTACGGCGCGGGCACGTTCAACCGGAACACCGGGGCCTTCGTGGTGACGTTGGGTGCATTGCCCGATGTCGGCAGTTCGCTCGTGCTGACCTGGAACGTGCCGACGCAGGAGACGCAGCAGCCATCGACCACCCTCAAGGCGTCGCAGGGTCTGATCTTGAACCCGCCCGCAGGGACGGCGGTACAACCCGGCTCGCTCACGGTGTCCTGGGAGTATGGCGGCACCAAGACGGCAACGGCGGCCACCTCCGGCGTGCTGTCTGGTGCGGCCACCGGCAGTCTGAGCGTGGCGCAGAACCGCGTGGACTTCGCGCCCAATGTGCTGCCAGCGGTGGGCACGCAACTCACCGTGAGTTACGTCGCGGGCCCGAAGCAGGAAGATTTGTTTGCGCATCCGTCCCGCAACGGATCGGGGCTGTTGCCGGTCACCGCGACCCTTGGGGCCATCGAGCCGGGTTCGCTCGAAGTCGAGTGGAACACTTTCACTGACGAGGCGGTTCTCGGCGCGTACACCTTCGCTCAATTGCAGGAAATGGGCATCGCCGTGTCGATCTGGCGCGATCCCACACAGATCGCCCGAGATGACGGTGTTGGTGGCGTTGTGCTCAACGGAGCAGTCGTCGGCTCCGTGAACTACGCGACGGGTCAGGTGACCTTCAATCCGGATGTATCGATCCGCATTCCACGCCCGGTCTACACGGCTGTCGCCATCAATGGCACCGGTCGGTGGCGGTTGAACTACGGTGGCATCGCCTACGTCGATGCGCCATCGCTGTACCCCAACGACGAGTCCGGCTACGTCAAGCTGCGCTACAACAGCGCGGGCTCGACCGGCAACCAGACCGAGACTCATCCGTTCCTCCCGGCCTTTAAGTTGGTGCCGGGTGTGAATGCCCAGGTGGTGACGGGCACGGTGCTTCTCTCCATCAGTGGGGCGCAGCCGTGGGGCGACAACGGGCAGGGCACGTTGCGCGAATTCACCACCAGCGGCTGGGTCACACGCGGCACGATCAACTACCTGTCTGGGGACGTGGCGCTGACGTCCTGGACGGCAGGAACGAACAACGCCATCACGCGAGCCAGTTGCGTGACCACTGTCGGCGAGAACATTTCCAGCGAGTTCGTCTTCCGCACCGGCGCGGCCCCGCTGCGCCCGGGCTCGCTGTCGATCCAGTACGCCCGTGCGGTCGGCGGCACGCAAAGCGTGACGGCCGGAATCGACGGCAAGATTGATGCGACCGGCGTTAGCGGCAGTGTCGACTACGAAACCGGGCTGGTACGGGTTCGCTTCGGCACGATGGTCACTGCGGCCGGGAACGAGAGCCAACCTTGGTACGCCGCCGACCGGGTGGGCACGGACGGCAAGATCTTCCGGCCTGAGCCGGTGGCTGCCTCCAGCGTGCGCTACAGCGCGGTGGCCTACAGCTACCTGCCGCTGGATGCAGATCTGCTTGGTATCGACCCGGTGCGCCTGCCCAGCGATGGGCGCGTGCCGATCTTCCGTCCTGGTGGCTTCGCCGTGGTGGGCCACACCGGCAAGATCACCAGCTCGGTCAGCAACGGCCAGGCCATCAACTGCGCACGGGTGCGCCTGTCGCGTGTACGCGTCGTTGGCCACGACGGGGCGGTGATCAACACCGGGTACTCCGCCGATCTGGAAGCGGGCACCGTCACCTTCATCAACGTGGCGGGCTACAGCCAGCCCGTGACCATCGAGCACCGCATCGAGGACATGGCCGTGGTGCGGGATGTGCAGATCAGTGGCGAGATCAGTTTTACGCGCGCCCTGACACACGAATATCCGCTGGGGAGTCACGTCTCCAGCGCCCTGGTGGCCGGTGACCTGTTTGCCCGCGTGAATCTGGTGTTCGACCAGTCAACGTGGAACGGCGCGTGGTCAGATGCCTTGTCGGGCAGTTCCGCAACAGCAACCTTCAACAACACGCAGTACCCGATCCGCGTGACGAACCGGGGGGCACTGACCGAGCGTTGGATCGTGCGCCTGACCAACAGCACCTCGTTCGAAGTCATCGGCGAGAACGTCGGCGTGATCGCCACAGGCAACACCAGTGCGGATTGCGCGCCCAACAACCCGGCGACCGGCGTGCCGTACTTCCATCTGCCCGCGCTCGGCTGGGGCAATGGCTGGGCCACCGGCAACGTGCTGCGCTTCAACACCATCGGCGCGCAGTTCCCGGTCTGGGTGGTGCGCACCGTCCAGCAGGGGCCGGAGTCCGTGCCCGACGACAACTTCACGTTGCTGATTCGCGGCGACGTGGACACCCCCTGATTTCGTAGACAGGAACCAATGAAATGACCGACCTGACCGTCAAATACTTCAACAGCGGCATGACCGGCGCGCCACAGATCGCCAACAACTGGGGCGATCTGGTGACGATGCTCGATGCCTGCCTCGTCAATGGCTTCGCGCTGAAAGCCATCGACACCTTGACCTTCGCCGATGGCGTGGCCACCGCCACCATCACGGCGGGCCACGCATACCAGCCACATCAGGTGGTGTTGGTCGCCGGAGCCGAGCAGCCCGAGTACAACGGATCGTTCCGCGTGCTGACGACGACCATGACCACATTCACCTACGCGGTGACGGGCACTCCGGTGTCGCCTGCGACGACCACCACGAATCTGAGCGCCAAGGTGGCTCCGCTTGGGTGGGAGAAGCCATTCGCGGGGACGGGCAAGGCTGCCTACCGCAGCAAGAACCCGCAGTCACCGCAGAACATCCTGCTGATCGACGACAGTCTCAAGACGCCGGGTTACACGACCACCTGGGCCAAGTGGGCGAATGTCGGCATCGTGGAAGACCTGTCGGACATCGACACTATCGTCGGCGCGCAGGCCCCCTATGACCCGAACAACCCGACGCAGAATTGGAAGCAAGTTCAAGCGGGCCAGTGGGGTTGGTACAAGTGGTATCACGGCCGTACCAGCGGCTACGACAACTCTGGTGACAGCGGCGGGGGCAACCGCAACTGGGTACTCGTCGGCGATGACCGACTGTTTTTCTTGTTCTGCACCAATGCTGCCGGATACGGCTGGTACGGGCGCAGTTCGTATTGCTTCGGCGACATCAGCAGCTTCAAGCCCGGCGACAACTACGGCACCGTGCTCTGCGCTGACGACCTCTACTGGAGCAACAGCAGCAGCGGCTATTCGAGTTACCCGGGGCAGTACAACGGCTACGGGCTGGTTTCGTCCCTGGACTTCACCGGCAAGGTGCTGGTGCGCAATCACACCCAACTCGGCAATCCCGTCCGGTTCGGACTCACGTCGCTGAACACCAACAACGGCCAGCAGATCTGCGGTCGGGGCCCGACGCCGTTTCCGAACGGAGCCGACTACAGCCTGTGGCTGCTGCCCACTTATGTGCGGCAGGAGGACGGTCATATGCGCGGCATCCTGCCCGGGATGCTGTGGATGCCGCAAGACCGGCCCTACAGCGATCAGACCATCGTGGATAACGTGGTCGGTCAGGCGGGCAAGCGCTTCCTGCTGGTCAGGACGCAGTACAGCTCGGAAACCGAAGGCGCGCAGATCGCGTTCGACATCACCGGCCCGTGGAGGTAAGCCATGAGCTACCCGCTGAGCGAGTCCTTCGCCACGGCTCCCGCGCCCGGCTACACCGCAGTGCTGGGCGGAATGGCCGCGACACACAACAGCGTGCAGCAGTCCATCGACATATCGGCCCCCAACAGTCAGTCCATCCTGCGCTTCAACGAAACCGCCCACGGCGATTTCTGGTTCGAGGCCGATGTCGAGTTGCTGACCGACCCGAGCGCCCGCAAACACATCGGCCTGTGGATGACCACCGGCAATGGCTCCGAAGGCTACCGGTTTGCCCATCTGGACGGTTCGTGGAGCGTGTCGCGCTGGAACAGCGGCTTCGGTGACGGCGCGGCGGTATCGGGCAGCATCAACGAGGGAGCCAAGCCCGTCGCTGGTGTTGCCGATGTGGCTCCGACCTTCAATGTCGGCCAGCGGTTGATCCTGCGCTGTGAGGTGATCGTCGGAGCCTTCGACGCCAATGGTGTGCCGTGGGCGCGGTTGATTCAGTTCAAGGCTGGTGGCGTGCTGATGTTCCAGATCGGCGATGCTGCCTACCGGGGCAAGCTGATTCCGGGCGTTTTCCTTTACGGTGCGACAGCTCGTGTCCACGCCATTGCCGGTGACGTTCCGTCTGGCTTGCCCGCATTTCCAGCGACGGTGAGCGTGAACGCCGCCCATGACCTGCTGCCGCTGGCGGGTGGGTCGACCTCGGTGCTTCCTGATCCTGCCGCCGACATCAGCGTCAACGCCGATTGCGACCTGATGCGCTTGAACAGCCCCAACTCTGAGCTGTGGAGCCGGGGTGGTGGTTACGACTGGCACTTCCACGCGATTCCGAATGGCCGCAAGAACATCCACTTCAGTGGCCACGGATTCATCGCCGGAACCGTCAAAGAGAAGGGCCAGCCCGACCAGCCCCTGGTGCGGCGGGTGCAACTGGTGAGCGAGAACACCCGTGTCATGGTGGCGGAGACCTGGAGCGACACCGAGGGTGCGTACCGGTTCGATCTGATCGACCTGTCGCAGAGATACACCGTGGTCAGCTACGACTACAAGCAGATGTACCGCGCCGTGATCGCAGACAACCTACGCCCGGAGATGATGCCGTGACCGTCGCCATCACTGTCGAACACAACGAGGCGCGGCTGGCAGGCACCCTGGCATTCCTGGATGCCGGTAGCAATCCGGCGCGTCTGCGCATCTACGGCGGGACGCGACCCGCCAACCCGGCCACTACGCCGACCAGCACGATGCTGGTCGAGATCAGGCTCACCAAACCCGCAGGCACGATTACGGGCGGACTCCTCACGCTGACGCAACAGGAGGATGGCTTGATCACCAGTACCGGCGTCGCCACGTGGGCGCGGCTGGTCAACGGCAATGAGGTGACCGCCCTGGATCTGGACTGCAGCGGCACCGATGGCAGCGGTGACGTGAAGCTGGCCAGCACCAACCTCTATCTGGGTGGCGATGCCCGGATGGTGTCTGCGATTCTGGGGTAGGCCGTGCCAAGCGCACCCAGCGAACTGACGCTGGCCGCCACTTTGCCAGTGCCCGGAGTCAGCATTCAGATCGGGCCACCACAGGTCGACCTGCTGTTCGACCAACCCGCAGCAGCCGACGCCGAATTGGTGTTCGGAGCGAGCTTCATCGCGCCGCGCGACGACGTCGTGGTGCTGGCCAACATGCCGTTGCCGGTCGTGGCGATCAAGTTCATCCCGCCAGCGCGGGCCGCACTGCTGGCCGAGCTACCTGCATTGACGGTGACCACGCTGTTGCTGCGCCCGAGCGTCCCCTTGGACGTGACCGGTGCAAGTCTTCCTGGTGTCGTGTTCTCCGGCGAGGTCAGGTACTACTCGCGCACGCAGCGACCGACAGTCGGCCAGACCGCACACGCTTGGCAGGTGGCAGCGCAGACGGAAGATGGTTCGACACAGGGCCAGCAGGACGCTGCCGCTACACCCGCAGGCTGGGACACGTTCTGGCGACGCACCTTGGGTGTTCCTCAAGGCATCGAGCACAGGTTGCCGCCGGTGCTGGCGGCAGCGCCCGAGCAACGAGGCGCTCGCCACCAGGATGCGACCCGGCTGCAGGATTCGACGTGGTTTGCGCACCAGGACGCCACGCGTTTTGCGGCGACCCGACAAGGTCTGTTCCAGAACGCAGGCCCGTTGCGGGACACCACGCGATTTCGGCATCAGGACGGCGACCGCACCAAACGCGCGGGGCGGGTGAGCTTTTGGCAAATCGCGCGTCTGCTCACCGAGCGCCAGGGGAGTGATTTTCAGATTGCCAGCCCGTCACTCAAGGGCTGGAGTGTCCGGTATCAGGACGCCGTGCCGCCACCGCTGGGGATCAGCGTCTGGGTGGTTCCACAACCGCCAGCGCCGATACCTTGCTACACGCCGAGCGCGCATCTGCTGTTCGCCGCTTTGGCCCCAGCGGACAGCCACTTGCTGTTCGTCTGTGAAAACCACATCACCCCGCCGCCACCCGATGGGGAGCCGGTGGTCGTTCCCGTTCGGAGGGTCTATTTCGTGATCAACAACGTGACCCTGTACCGGGCGTCCGATGGCGCGCCGGTGCCGGTGTTTAACCTCTCGCTGTCGCTCGATGCATCGTCCTGGGCGTGGGGCTTCGATGCTGTGCTGCCTGGGAAAGCCGAGGCTCTGGTCGCGGGCAACGCGTCCGGGCCCGTCGAGCTTGTGGCCAGCGTCAACGGCACCCTGTTTCGGGTGCTGGCCGAGAGCATCAGCCGCGAGCGCATCTTCGGTGACGCCAGCATCCGCATTTCCGGCCGGGGGCGCAACGCCGTTCTGGCCGCGCCTTACGCACCGGTGATGACATTCACGAACACCGAGGGCCGCACCGCTCGGCAGTTGATGGACGACGTGCTCACGGTCAACGGCATCCCGCTGGGCTGGGCGGTCGATTGGGGTCTGACGGACTGGAACGTCCCCGCCAATGCGTTCGCGCAGCAGGGATCGTGGATCGACGCACTGACCGCCATTGCCGGTGCTGCAGGTGGCTACTTGATTCCGCATCCCTCGGCCCAGAGCATCCGTGTGCGTCATCGCTACCCGGTCGCCCCTTGGGAGTGGGGCACCGTCACACCCGACTTCGTATTGCCAGTCGATGCTGTCGCCCGCGAGTCGCTGCGCTGGTTGGAAAAGCCTGCGTACAACCGCGTGTTCGTTTCCGGGCAGGACGTCGGCGTGCTCGGGCAGGTGACCCGAGCGGGGACTGCCGGAGATGTGCTGGCACCGATGGTCGTCGATCCCCTGATCACCGAGGCCGCCGCCGCAAGACAGCGTGGCATCGCCGTATTGGCCGACATCGGTCACCAAATCGAGGTCAGCCTGCGCCTGCCGGTGCTCGCCGAGACCGGGATCATCGAGCCCGGCGCATTCGTGGAGTACCAGGACGGCAGCGTCACGCGGCTGGGCCTCGTGCGCTCGACCCAAGTGGAAGCCGGGATGCCCGAGGTCTGGCAGACGCTGGGAGTGCAGGCCTATGCATAACCTCTACGAGCAGTTTCGCCAGCTGATCCCCGACCCGCCGCTGCAGGCGGGAACCGTGATCGACGTCGGCTCCGGCGTGGTCACTGTTGCATTGCCCGGTGGTGGCCGAATCAAGGCGAGGGGCTCTGCGGCCCTTGGCCAGAAGGTGTTCGTGCGCGACGACGCCATCGAAGGCATCGCGCCCAGCCTGACGCTGGAAATCATCGAGATCTGAAACCCAACTGATTCAACCCTGAGACCCGCCCTGATGCTCACGCATCGGGCGGGTTTCGCATTTTTGGAGAAAGCGAATGACCGAACCCGAACAACAACCCGCGCTTGTCGAGAACATGCTCCTGCTGCGCAAGGAGGACTTCGACGATCTGCTCGACCGTGCCGCCGAACGTGGTGCCGAGCGTTGTCTCGCCCATCTTGGATTGGAGAACGGCCACGCTGCCCGCGACATCCGGGAGCTGCGCGATTTGCTGGAGGCTTGGCGCGATGCCCGCCGCACGGCTTGGCAGACGACCATCAAGGTGGCCACCACTGGCATCCTGGCCGCATTGCTGGTCGGTGCCGCCATCAAGCTCAAGCTGATGGGAGGCCCCCAATGATCGAGACCTTGCTCGGTGGCCTCCTGGGTGGGGCCTTCCGTCTTGCGCCCGAAATTCTCAAGTGGCTAGATCGCAAGGGCGAACGCGGCCACGAGCTGGCGATGCAGGACAAGGCCCTGGAGTTCGAGAAAATTCGTGGCGCGCAGCGGATGGCCGAGATCGGTGCGAGCGCCGAAGCCGCCTGGAACGTCGGTGCCGTCGATGCGCTGCGCGAGGCCGTCCGCACCCAAGGGGAGAAAACCGGTGTGCGCTGGGCTGACGCGTTATCGATCAGCGTTCGGCCCGTCATCACCTACTGGTTCATGGCGCTGTACTGCGCAGCCAAGACGGCAGCGTTCGCGGCCGCCGTCACCGCTGGCGCTGGCTGGGGCATGGCCATCCTGCACGCCTGGACGGAAGCCGATCAGGCGCTGTGGGCTGGGGTTCTGAACTTCTGGTTCCTCGGGCGCGTGTTCGACCGGGTGCGCTCGTGACCGGGGTGCCGAAAACGGCCATCGAGCTGGCCAAGCGCTTCGAGGGGTTCCACCGGGTGCCGAGGACCGATCCGGGCCGCGCGCATCCGTACATCTGCCCAGCGGGTTACTGGACGATTGGCTACGGCCATCTGTGCCAGTCGACGCACCCGCCGATCACCGAGTCCGAAGCAGAAGTCTATTTGGCGCGTGACCTGCAGACGGCGCTCGCAGCAACGCTGCGTTACTGCCCGGTGCTGGCCACCGAGCACGAAGGGCGGCTCGCGGCCATCGTGGACTTCACGTTTAACCTCGGGGCTGGACGGCTACAGACGTCGACGCTGAGGCGACGGATCAATCAGAGGGACTGGGCTGCGGCTGGGCAGGAACTGCGCAGATGGGTCTATGGCGGCGGGAAAGTGCTGCCGGGTTTAGTAGCTCGGCGACAAGCAGAAATATGCTTGCTTGCTTCCTAGAATTAAAGGCTGTCACAATGGCACGTTGGCCTTCAGAAGCTCGATTAGGCGCAAGCCATTTGATTTCAACGTAATCGATACATCATCTTTCGATACATGCCATGCCTCGGCGAGCTTAACTGCCACGGTATTTGCTTCCCACGGCATCACATGTGTACCACGCACCTTAGCAAACGGCCCATCGCTCTCTGAGACCACGCGATCACGCGGCATCAGTGCTGCCAGCTTTCGTCCATTGGCAGACTCCATCATTGCAGGCCCAACGCTGAACCAACAACCGGATTCGGCTGCGCGCCGAAGTAACGAAGGCGAGTCGGTAAACCAATGAAGAACCGCTGTGCCGAAGCCGGGGTTCGCATCAAGAATATCTAGAACCTTTTCAGCAGCCGCCCGTGAATGGATGCTGAGAACTCGCCCACCCAGTCGAGCGCAGTTTTCTATAACGGATTTAAATATGTGCGTTTGAAGTTCAAAGTGCGGGCTATACCGTGCGGAGCCATCTAGGCCAATTTCACCGACCCCTGTGCAAGCCTCCATTTGCAACAGCAGCATCTCCAATTCGTCATGCTTTTTATCTGCAACTTCTGGGTGTAGACCAGGAGAAATGAAAAACTTCTGCGTGGCAGCCAGAACTCTTGAGGTTGCTGCGTATGCCCTTGGACTCGTCGTTACCAGCCACACAAACTCGGTTCGTTGCAGAGCTTCAATGTAGACTTGCTTCGCGTCTGGATAGAGGTCCAGGTGGCAGTGAAAATCCATCACAGCACACCATCTCTTCGAAGCAATGCAGCCAGCTCAGCCAAACCCTGCTCGGCAACGCGACGGTACTGTGGACGGTCAGCATCAGACGCAAAAGTCAGCGTGGCCCCCAGGAAAGAATCAATTCCTTGCTGTTCAGCAGCAAGTACAGCGCAAGCCACTGCCATCGGGTCGTCCGCACTTGTCTTTCCTGCACCGGACAGTGCCGAGAATTTGTACCTTGTCCTGTCAGAAAAGCCCCACCGATGGATAGCTGCCTTACGCACCATACACGGAACGCACCGACCGCAGTGCGTTCGGTTGTAGGTGCGAAATCGGCCACAGCTCGTTGTATCGCAGGCATAAGTCGTTAGCAGAGCTTGATCTGCACATTGCGCCAACATCTCTCCCTTCGTCTTGAACCGATAAGGCATAGACAATTGGGTATCAACGCCAATGGCATCAAGCAGTTGCTGAAGAAGCGCTATGAACTGGGGATGTGTTGTTCTTGTGCTGAGGCTTGCCATCCGCCCCGGAAGCAACGGAGGATTAATACTAATGAATCCGTTTTCCGGCACCAAAATATCGGGCCGGTTGACCGTCAGCAGCGAAGTAGCCAGCACGGCCAGGCCATAAAACGCCATGGAGCGTGCTCTAGTCGACGTCTCCTTTTTACCGCTGAAAACGACTTTGTGACTCCACTGCTGGTGCCAATCAGCCCCACCTAATGCATTGGCATAGGCAATCTGTCGAGCGGAGTCCTCGAAAGCAAGCTGCGACACAAAAATTGGTCTGCGGCCCTGCGCTGTTGCATCTATTCCGCCTATCAGGCTATCGAGCCCTCCTGAAAGCAAAGAAACGCAGTCTCGATCGCAAAGCCGACGATTGCCTCTTGGTGGTGTAGGTCCGCCCGGCAGGAAGCGAATCGTCCAGAAGTCACCAGAGAGAACCCGAAGCATCTCCTCGACAGTGGCTTTGCTTGCCTCCCATCTGCTAGGGTCATTTAGCGTGATATCGAGCTCAATCTGGCGCGTCCAGCCATCGGCAGTGCCTTTGCGAAGAACTGCCACATCGGCCGCATAAACAGCAAAACAGAAGAGCATGAAATCCCACACTGGGATCGATGGAGCATAACCAGCATTTTCCAGCTCACGTTGCCAACTACAGGCGATGCGCCCGATATCAGCTCGGGTTGAGGCTTCCAAGAAGGTGAATGCCCGAGTACCAGAAGGCAATCTATCGGGCAGCGCATTAATACTTGAGCAAAGGATCTTCAT